AATACTATTTACCAATCCCCAATTTTCACGCGTACTAACTTTTTTCTACCTACAATCATGCCCAGAGTAAATCCGGCCAAAGCTTGGTGTTTTACACTCAATAATTATACCGAAAATGAACATGGTGCACTGGTGCAGCGGTTTTCGGATTTTGACGACAAATATTATTTTATCGTCGGTTGTGAAATTGGTGCACAGGGTACACCGCATTTACAAGGATATATTGAAAAAAAAGTTGGTCGTTTCAGGCCGCTGCCATGCTTTGAAGTTTTACGCGACGGCAAGAATGCAATGCACTTTGAGCGCGCAAAAGGAAACCGTAAACAAAATTATAACTATTGTTCGAAAGATGGAGATTTTATCACTAACATCGACAAACCTATCATGACCTATAGCGAAGCCAAGGACATTTGGAAAGAAACCAATGGTATCTCGAACGATAAGTATGATGCAGCGACCATTAACGAGGCCGCCATGCACATCGAGTACATGGACTTATATGATTGTTACACTGACGAAGGTCAGAAAAAGTTCATGGTGCGCTACAAAGCAATGATGCAGGCTCGCTATCCCGAAAAAGAAACTGTCGAGATATGACGCTAAAGCCTGAGGGCAAAGCCCTCTTCTTTGTACCCCATACGGGGTATAAAGAATTCACCGATTTTCACATCTATGTTTGTCTGGCGACAAATTCTGTTAGTTCCTCCGGAGGCCAAAGGGTACCTTTGGAATCCAAGTGGTAAAAAAAACTGTTGGTTTTTTTTCCCTAACTCAATACTCCGTCTAGTTGGGATTATTAACATGACCGTTGAACTGTGCTCGGGATGAGAAGAACAACTCTCCACCCGTGATAACACTACCTGAAGTATTAGACATCACCAAGAGGTACAAATGCTGCTTTGGTTCAATATTTTGATATGTTAGCTCCTTGAACCCAGCATCAGAAGTCTCATCATTTTTGAATGTATGTGGCCATTTAATTCTACAAGAACCCATAGTTGTACCATTGTTGATATTTGTCACAGCAACGGGACTCTCGCCTACAGTGGACTCGCCAATACGGCGCTGTCCAGAATGATAATGTATAGTATACAAATCAGGGTTAAGCTTGTAACCAAGGTCACCCTGTAGAGCGAAAGCGGTGCCAGCACTTTGACTAGTGTAGTCAAGTCCTTCTTCAAGGTTTGTTAATCGTGTAGTTCTTGTCAAAACTTGGTTTGCCATCTTATGTTTAAGAGACACAACAAACACTTGTAACCAAAGATTACCGACTTCAGAAGCCTCAGCCTGTGCTATCCAATTTACATCTACGGATTTCATCATATACTGCCTAGGCAAGTCTTCATTGCTAACGCCATGCATACGGAAGATGCCGCCCCAGTTGTTTGGTGCGGTAAGAAGACTAGTGTGTAGGAAATTTGAAATGGTACCTACCTCACGTTGCTGAAATGGTGCATACTGAAACCCGACAGATTTTAACAACTTGATATCTTTGGTGTTTTTCTTCACTTCTTTCTTTACGCTCTTATTAGGCTGAGAGCGCGGCTTAGACTTACTACGAAATCGATAACTTGGTTTTTTAACAGGGTTAGAACGAAAGTTATAGCCAGGCATTTGTTCTTAAAATAGATGAAAAGAAAAATGGCGAAAGAGTGGGTGCATTCTATATGACACGTTGTCTTTATATCTAGAATGGTGCAGTGGTGCAGGTGGTGCAAAACGACATAAGGGGATTGGGT